GCCAGAGGCGTGCACGCTAAGCTCATCAACAACGGAGACGATTGCGTGGTTTTTATGGAACGGGCGGATGAGAGCAGATTCGTGGATCGCCTCCACGAGTGGTTTGACGACCTAGGGTTTGACATGAAACAGGAGCCCACCGTGTACGAGCTCGAGAAAATCGAGTTTTGTCAAGCCCACCCAATTCATATGGGTGAGGGCTTGTACATTATGGTTCGCAACCTGGAAGCCAGCCTGGCTAAGGACTCTTTGGCCCTTATACAGGCTACCACACCTGAAATGGTTCCAGCGTGGTGCCGATCTGTCGGCGACGCTGGCACAGCCATGTGTGGTGGTGTCCCTGTCTTGGATGCATTTTATAAAATGTATCGAAGATCTGGACATGTGGTGGACAGGTGGCGCAAGTCGTACGAGGTGCGGGGGTTTGAATACATGGCAGCCAACATGAATAGGCGTGGCATGCCAGTGCTCCCGGAAACAAGGCTATCCTACTACATCGCCTTTGGCATTTTGCCCGATGAGCAGGAAGCATTGGAGAGGCATTTTGATTCAATGTACATACAGAGGGTCACACCTCTTCCCCCCACTGAGATCTCCCCCGATCTCGAACACGGATTGACCCTTATCGTTCAGGAGTCAGTCAAGCAAAAACTTTCTTGTTAAGATGCCCCCGAAGAAACAGAAGAAACAGCGTACTCGTGATGTCAGGCGCCAGCCTCGCTTGCGCATTGACCGTGGCATTCGCGATGGCTTGGACGAAGCCGCGCAATGTTATGCCAGGTTACTCATGGACCCGTGTACTGCTCCTCTCTGTCACCCTACTTACGTTGGGTCAGACGGCGGCATTGTGGCCCGCTTTGAGACAGACTTCGTCATTTTGGGAGGTGCTACCGATACAGCAGGTGGCATCTTTTGGATCCCGGGTGGTATTGGCAATAGTTCAGGTAGCGCCCCTGGTTTACTCCAGTATTTCGCAGCTACCTCAACGGCTACTACTACTCTCCAAAACCTTGGGAATTCGTTTAACCCAGGGTACCCATTTCTTGCATCGTCCGCTTCCGCTGTCAGAGTGGTATCGGCATGTATGCAAGTCTTTTGGGCCGGGTCTGAAACATCCAGAGCGGGCTACATCAGCTACGGTAATACTACCGGAGCCCAAATCATAATTGGTGGTTCTTACTCAGCAGACAGCATTTCCCAGGTATTTCCCAATGTGACCCGTACCCCCATGGATCATCTTGAGATCAAGCTGCGGCCCACAACAGCCGATATGGACTGGACTCAGCCTTCACTACCCACCCTGCAACCTGACCTAAATAGGAAGGGTGCAATTGGGTTTACGGCGAAGGGTTTGCCAGCCGCTACCGGCTTGAGGGTGAGATTGGTTGCCGTTTACGAATGGCAACCGCTCGCTAACCAAGGCTTGGTCACACCCGCCAATGCTCGGAACACATCATCCAATACGTTGGATCATGTGGTCAATGTCCTTGATCGCACTGGGAATTGGATGGTAAGTGCTGCTCATGCTGCCAACACTGTATATAATGTTGGAAGACGAGTACAACCTATTGTATCCGCCTTAGCAAGAACAACCAACTATGGTAACACAAGAATCCCGGCCATGCTAATATAGTTTGGCAGGCATCCCGCGGGTTGACAAGCCGTGGGAGTGTTGGCCCTGCAGAGCCATAATGCTGCAGGAGGAATGAGGATGGAAGCCGTTGCGGCGTGCTTTACCATTTCGGCTGGAGCGTGCGAGAATCAAAGAACCTGTGGGGGCAGGTAACGTAGTGCTGGAGATATTGCAAGAACGAGGCGTGGTAAACCTCGAGGGACTTGCTAACCAGTACTCTCTTTGACACCGATCCGGAGAAAGAAGAAGCAGAACTTGGGGGGTCTCAGACTGGTAATCTGAGGGGCACCCTGCCATGAAATCCAAC